ATTAAATAAATAGTAATATGATTATTAACTTAGTTAAATTGAAGATTCAAGAACAAGGGTTATTTTGGTAATATTCTTCCTCCTTACAGGAGCAAAGAGTATTTTAACAATTAAATAAATAGTAACATGATTATTAAAAAAGGAGATAAATTCGAATGCATTAAAGATGTTATAATGGATAATAATCCAAAAGATATAGCTTATACTTCAGGTAAAATTTATATTAGTGAATTAGATGGACATATAACAGATAATCAAAATAAAGTTAACCATTATTGGTCTAATGAAGAAAGTGAACAATATTTTATAAAATTACCAAAAAGTAAAAAAGAAATGGTTAATCATCCTTCTCATTATAAAAATAATAAGTATGAATGTATTGATGTAATGCTTGATATATTTGGTAAAGATAAAACAGTAGCTTTCTGTGAGTTGAATGCTTTTAAATATCTATGGAGAGCCAATAATAAAGGTACTGATATTCAAGATAAGAAAAAAGCTGAATGGTATATTAATAAATATATTGAATTAAAAGAAAATAAGAATGACTAACTATTTAAATATTTATTTAGTAAAGAAGGAGAGTTCAAAAGACTCTCCTTTATTATTTATGTCTTTTAGTAGAAATCATCCTATTTATAGAGCAGTAGTAGAAACTATTACTCCTATATGGACAGGTTATAAAGATGGCTATACAGAATTGACTTATGATAATTTAACTGAATGTATTAATTCTTTAGATAAAGAAACTAATCATATTGTAAATAAAATAGTAGAATATGAGAAAGCTATACTGAAGAATCCTAAAAGTGATATTATTGAACAGTTAATTGAATATAAGGAGATTTATAAAGAAATGGAAGAAAATAATCATAATCTTGCATTTATAAGATGGTTTACTAATGATATTATTAATGGATATTCAGATTTTAGTAAGGTATTATGTAATATAACTTAATATGACACAAAAAGATAAATTAAGAAAGTCTTTTTTAGCTTTAATATCCATTAAAAGTACTGCTAATAATATTATAGATTATTGTAGTAAAGCTGCTAATTATGCTCAAGAAATTAAACATAAATGTGAAGAAGTTCTTAAATTATTAAAATAATGGGAAATAATAGGAAAAGACTTATTTATAATATGGCTAAGAAGATATGTGATGCTTATATGACATATACTTGTAGTTGTGCATTTGTTGAAAATAATTTAGTAGATAAAAAAGTATCTCAGAAGTTTAAAGAACTTAAAGATGCTATTGTAGAACAATCAAATAGTATAAAATGAAAAGAATAATTCTTACAAAAGGTATTCAAAGGTACTTTAATAAATATAAAGAATTATATAATTTAAAAGAAACCAGTGATGAGTAATACACCAACATTAATGCAGAGTGAAGAAAGAAGTCTTAATGAATTAAACTCTGAACCAAAGAAAATTAAAGTAGATGTTACTGTAAGTATTACTATGAGTAAAACTACTACTATTGAAATTAGTGAAGGGGATGAAAATGATGATAATAAATTGCTCACATCATTTGATTCTCAGAAGTATTCTCCTGAACAGATTAGAGCTATTCTTGAAGAATATAAACATAGAAAAAGTATTAATAATTTCCAAACTAAACTTAATGATTTAAGTGGTTGGGTAGTTGATGATAAATGTATTAATTTAGAATAATATGAGGTTAATTAATCAAAGTTATGAAATCTGTAATCAGATAGATTTTAGTATGTCTGGTATCTATAAACATATAGAGAAATGTACTAGAGTAGCTTATAAGAGTGAAGATAAAATTACAGAAGATAGTGCAGTATCTTTCATAGATAAGCTTCTTAATATGAAGCATCTTGCTCCTATGGAATTTGGTACTATTCACTTTAAAATTCCTACTACTTTACTTAAGACATTTGTTGAAGATTTAATCTTTTGTAATTTATATAATGTAGAATGGATTAAATGTAAAACAGTAGATAATTATACTTACTTTACTACTAATTATAGACATTGGCTAGAGTTAGAAAAGAAATTATCATATATTAGAGAGTACTTTAATTCAGAAGATAATGAATATTATCCTAAAAGATATACAGTAAAACTTATTACTAATAGAGCTATAAGTCATGAAGTAGTAAGACATAGAACAATGTCTTTTATTCAGGAATCTCAGCGTTTTTGTGCCTATAATAAAGATAAGTTTAATAATGAAGTTACATTTATTAAACCTTGTTGGTTAGCTATAAAAGAAGGTACTTATACTGAAAAGAATTATCATGATAATATCTATACTAATAAAAATGTTGAGTATGATTTTATGATACATCTTCTTACAGTAGAGGCTACCTATTTTAAGCTTCTTAAAGAAGGTTGGAAACCACAACAGGCTAGAGTAGTATTACCTAATAGTACTAAAACAGAATTATATATGTGTGGATTTAAAGAAGCTTGGGAACATTTCTTTGAACTTAGAGATAACAAGATAGTTGACCCACAGATGTATGATTTAGCACATCCAATGCATCAAGATTTTATTAATAATAAATATTTATAATTATGTTTGAAAAAGAAATTAAAAAAGGTGATATTCTTAGTGAAAGTTCTCATTATAGAGTAAAGAATATTCTTGGTAGTAGTGTTATTCTTGAACACTTTGAAAGTAAAAATGAAGTAGCTATTGATAAGGATTATCTTCATAATTTCTGTAATACTGCTGATAGGTATACTACAGAAATAAAAGTTACTAAAGAAGACAAGAAAGATGGTACTCCTGGAATTAGAAGTATATGGGAGAATATTCATAGTAGTAAGGTATTTACTGTATGTTTTAAGAAGCAAGATAAAGCTAAAAGTGCTAAACAATTTAAAACAGAAGTAGATATTCTAACTGAACAAATATGCCAAGAAATTGATAAGGTTAAAAATTCAAAGAAAGGTGTAGCAGATTGGGCTAAGAAAACTCTTTATACTCTTATGAATAATCCTATTCCTAAGATTGTTGAAGGAGAAGATAGAGTTCTTAGAGGATATAAAATTCAATTTGAATCTAGAGATGGTAAGTATCAGTGTATTGATATGGATATTGAAGATTCAGAAAACAATGTAAGATTAGTCAATATTAATACTATTAAATGGCTTATTATTGATAATACTAAATACATTGTTCAATAGTTTTAATTGTTAATAATGTTAAGAAGGTACTATAAGCGATTTGTTTATAGTACCTTTATTTTTTAATAAAAAGTTTTGCAACTAACTATAAAAGTTGTATCTTTGCAAACAAATAATTTAATTAAATATAAAGAATATGGCAATACATTGTATGTTACTCACTGGAGATAATATTAAAATAGTACAGAATTTCTTAAGTGAGTTTAAAGACAAATATGATTGTATGCAGACTTTTGATATGGTAAGGTCTATGATTAGTGCTTGGCAAAGTGCTAATTTTAAAGATGGTGAAGAACCTACAATGCCTACAAAAGATGAGATAGAGAAATTTATACAATCACAATTAAGTAAAGATAAACAAAATCCTGTGGCTCCTGTAAGGAGTACTAATATAGCAGATTATAATACTGAAAGTGAAGCTTTATCTCCTGTACAGGAGAATAATAAATCATATGCTGAGGATTTAGCTAGATGTGCTAGACAAATGTCTCCTATAGAAAGAAAACATAGAGTAGAAAGAATTACTAGAATGTTTTCATCTATAGTAAATAGTAAATTAAAGGATAAATTAGCTTCTTATAATGATAAAATCCAAGCAGAAACTAATCCTAAAGTAAAGAATGATTTATTATTTGGTAGAAAGAAAATTACTAGATTCAGTGTTATTAAATCTGAAGGTGTACAGAGTATTATGATGGAAGTAAGAAAAGCCTTTCAAGTATATACTGAGGCTCCTTTAGAGACAAAGATAGCTATAGAAAAACAACAAATATTAAGTGTTAAACCTAATCTTGATGATAGGATAGCTACTAATATAGCTAGAAATGTTGCAGAAAGAAAGACTAAAGCTTTTCAAAATGTACTTAATAACTTTCAAGTATTAGCAGAAGAATCATTAGGAAACTTAGCATTAACTGAGGGTATTTCTGTTAACTTAAATAGTAACTTTGTACTTAATACTCAAGAGAATAGTGATACTTTCAATGATGATGGTAAACAAACTAATCAAGGAGATGTATTTGAGAAAGAAGAATCTTTGAAAGAAGGATGGATGACTGATGTTAAACAGGTAGCTACTTTTGATAGTCTTACTGCTAGAGTTAGACAAGTCATAGGTAATATGGTAAGATATGATTCTACAGGTAATATTGATAGAGATGATTTAGGAGATAATATCTATCTTAATGCAGGTTATGTACATTCAGAATTAATACAGGCTCTTAGAAATATGATTAGTGCTGAAGATATGATTCCTATGCTTGAACAACTTAGTAAAAAGAAGGTTTGGGTAAAGCAGATTATTAATGAATTAAATAATGATAATCAACTGTTTACTGAGTTTTATAGAGCATATAGAAAGGATTATGTCAATTACTTTATTCAGAAAGTAAGTACTAATAGTGATACCTCTACAAGTACTAAAGTAATGTCTATTAATGGTGCAGAAGGTACTTCACATTATTTTGATGAATGGAGAGATAACTATGAATATGGTAATGTTCTTACTACAGATAGTATATATGATAAGAATGGAGACATTCAATTAAAGAATGCTAAAGTAGGTCTTGATTTAGTTAATGAATTACTTGATATATTTGAAGACAGAGAAACTATTGCTGAAAATCTTACTGATGAAAATATAGCAAGAATTAAGAAAGCTATGAATATGTTAGGTGCTAATGTAGATTCAGAAACACTTGAAAATGCATTAAAGTTTAACTTAGATAATAAAGCTTTCAAGCCAGCAGTTAATGTCTTATTAAGTAATTTAAGAACTATTTATTATGACTTAAATAAAGGTAATGAGAAAGTTAAAGATGGTGAATATGTAGACTTACTTAATATTCATGGTACTGCCTTTAATAATATTGCAGAAGTAATCAATAAAGTAGATGAAGATACTATTGAATCTAGTGTAAGACAAGGTGATAAAACTATGTATGCTCATGTTAATCCTTCTTATGTAACAACTCTTATTAAGAAGTTACAGAGAGAAGATACTTATAAACAGGTACTTGATGATTATAGAGTATGTAATTGGTTTAATAAGAATGGTAAATGGAGAAATAGTATATTAGAAGAAATTGAAAATAATGCAGAAGTAAGAAGTAATTTAAAGCATGTAGTACTTCTTCAATATAATAGAAAGGAATATAATGCTTGGACAGATTTAGATGCTACATTAGCCTTATATAATATGTATATAACTGGTGCAGCAGACAGAAGTGGAAATGAAACTTATGGTTATTATCAAATACCTATGTTATCTGATGCACAATCTGCTGAGTTTATTAAATTCAAGAGATATAAGAAGGGATATGAAGAGAAGTTACTTGATAAGTTTAAAGACTTAGTATATCAGGAGATTGATAGAATTAATCTTGTTAAAGAAAGAGCTACTACAGATAATCATATAGACCCTGTTGCTAACTTTGATATGAATGGTAAAAAGATGGGAGGTGCAGAATTTAAGTTCTTCCCTGAATTAAATCAGAAAGGTCAAAGTGGAAAGACATTCCTTCAAGCTATAGATGAAGCTAAACAGATATCTATGGATGAAGTTGATAACTTAATTAAAAATACTATTAAGTCTATAATGGATAGTAGATTTAAAGAGGCTATTCAACACTATAAGGATATTGGTCTTTATGATAGAATTAGTACAGAGAAGAATGCTAGATTTAAGCATGTAAATGCTTATTCTGAGGAAGGAATGAATGATAAAATGAGAGAATGGTTCTGGAATAGTACTTATTTTACTTCTCAATTTATTGAACTTACAACTACTGATTTAGCTTATTATAAAAATCTTGAGGACTTTCAAAAGAGAAATAAGCAAGACCATGCACCAGCAGAAAGACTTAATACTCTTGCTACTTGGAATGGTAAACCAGTATTAGTAAACAATGATGGAAGTAGAAGAACTACTAGAAGAGTTATTTATCTTAAAGATAATATTCTTCCTGCTAATAGTATGGATAGTATTAATGAGATACTTGAAGCCAGAGTTAAAGATAAGAATGATGCCTTTACTGCTTATGATAAAGCTGCTATTATGTCTATATTTAATAAAGTCAATGTAGCAGATGCACAAGCTTATAATACATTACCATCATTTAGGTCTACTCAAATTATGGCAGGTATGTGGTCTGATGCAGAAGAAACCGCCTACAATAATATTATGAATAATAAGTGGACTGCAAGTGATTTCTTAGTACTTTGGAATACAAGAAAACCATATCTTTATACTCAGAAGAATCAACCTGATGGTATGGGTGGAATTATGAAAGTTCCTACTCAACATAAGAATTCTGAGTTTCTTCTCCTTACAGGAGCAATGTTTGGTCAAATACTTCATTCAAGTAAATTGCAAGCTCTTAATGACTTTATGGTAAAGAATAATATAGATTCTGCTATGTTTGAAAGTGCTATAAAGGATGGCTTACAAGGTACTATTAATCTTAATGATACTACAAATTATGCTTCTACTATGACTGTCTTGGAAAATGTAACCAGGCTTAATGGTAAAGAAAATCCAAATGTAGTACATGAATTTGATTATAATGATTATGGTATTCAGACATCTACTCCTGAACATGGTATTGATAAAGTACAACTTGTAGGTACTCAGATTAGAAGATTAATTAGTTCTGATATGAATCCTAATAGAGACCCTAACTTTAAATTAAAATATAAAGATAGGGAATTTACACAAGAAGAATGGATGAATTATTTTAATGCTATCAATACTGCTAATATTCAAGAAGCTTTTAAGGAAGTATCTGATAAGTTTAATGATATTCATGAAATTGAGAAAGAACTTATAAGAGAAGTAAGAAGTAATCCTAGATATGGAACAGACTTAATTAGAGCATTAACTCTTGATAAGAATGGTAACTTTAATATTCCTCTTATAGACCCTTCACAGACTTTAAAGATACAAGCATTACTTAACAGTATATTAAAGAATAGGGTTACTAAGCAGAAGATTAATGGTGGAGCATTAATTCAAGCTTCTCCTTTTGGTCTTGATGAAAGTAAACAACCTCAAATTGTTTATAATGAAGATGGCTCTATTAAATATTTTGAAGCTTATCTTCCTTGTCCAACAGAAGAATTATATAATGCTTTATTAGACCCTAATACTCATGAACTTGATATTAATAAAAAAGATAGTAAAGGTAATTATATAGTACCAGAAAAGTATAGAGAAGTAATAGGTTATAGAGTTCCTACTGAGGATAAATATTCTATGCAACATATTAGAATAAAGGGATTCTTACCTAGACAAGTAGGTAGTGTAATTATATTACCTAAAGAGATTACTTCTTTAGCAGGAAGTGACTATGATGTTGATAAAGTTTATGTAATGTTTCATAGTTTATTTACTAAGAATAACTATAACATTAAGAAAGCTTGGGATGATTTTTATCAATTAGAATCAAGTAAAGATATTCTTGAAGAAATTGATAAGAATTATGGTGAGGCTTTACAACAATATATTGCTGAACAAACTGAAGGAGAACCTTTAGATTATGAGGATTTAAGTGATTTAGCAGAAGAATTTAAAGGCTGGTTAAAAGATAATGATGTCAAGAGATATAATTTATCTGAAACTGCTCAAATAAGATTCTCTGAATGGTTTAATAAGAACAAATCCAAGTACTTAATAAATAGTTCTTTTAGTACATATGATTATGACTTTGATAAAATAGAAGGAAATGACAAGTTAAGTATTTATAATAATGCAAAGGCTAATAGTAAGAAACAAAGAGATTCTTTGATGATTGACCTTATGTGGAGTGTATTATCACATAAAGATACTGCTAAGAGTATTCTAGAACCTGGTGGTTTTGATAAACCAAAAAAGGCTGCTAGAATTAATACTATCTTATATAATGTTGATAAAGAAACTCTTACTAAATTAGGAGGTTTAAAAGGACTTGAGAAACTTAGTCTTGATGAACTTGATAATTTAGCAGATAAATATAAGGAAAAACTTAATCCATTAGTACCTACTACTTGGGTTACTCTTCATCAAAGAAATATGTCTGGTGCATCACTTATCCCTATGGCTGCTACTAATAATGCTTCTCATGCATTAATGCAGCAGACTAAACTTGGTATTAAAAGTGAATATCAGTTGACATTTAATGGTCATAAATATAACTCTTTACATGATATTAAGAATGCAGATAATGAGTTTATTACCAGAAATATTGCTAGTTTCTTGGCAGCCTTTGTAGATAATGCAAAAGACCCTATTGCAGGTGATATGAACTTCAATAAAATTACTGCTTCTAGTGCATTTGCATTATTAAGAATGGGTGTAGGAATTAATACTATGTCACTTATAATTAATCAACCTATTGTAAGAGATATAGTAAAAGAAGTACAGAATAATAGAGTATCATTAGCAGAAGCTATTATTAATACTATTAATAAATATAAGAACTATAATAATGGTACTAATGTTAATAGTTACTATACTAAAATAGAAGATTATAATTTTAAAGATGAAGACTTAGCAAGTAATATTATAGCAAGAAAAGATGCAGATGCAGCTAATACTAGTGAAGGTCATGAATTCTATGCTAATCAATTAAAAGTAGGTTTTATGTTTGCAAGACTTAATAAATTAGCAGGTGATTTGAATGAATTTACTAATGCTACTAGAGCTGATACTCAAAATGGTGGAGCAGGACCTTATATCTCTTCAGATATAATTAATATTGAGAAAGTTGAAAAATTATTGATGGCTCCTATAAAAGATGCTAATTACTCTCTTACAGGAACATTAGGATTACTTTCATTTAATTTAAATGAAGAAGATATTATTAATAGTCCATTACCTATATTACAGGCATTCTTTACCTATGGTGTAGAATCTACTGAGAAGTTATTCAATAAGTATTTTCCATACTATAATAATACTTATACTAGTATTATAAGTACTATAAAAAATATGACTAGATATGGTAATTTAAATGAAAAGCAGAGAAATAGTATATATAATGATTTTATCAGTTATATGCTAGCAGAAACTAGTGAATATAATTATAAAGATGAGGAAGGTAATCCTATATCTGAAAGAAAATATTATATCACTAAATTCCCTGCTGAGTTTGATGCTTTCAAAAAAGCTCATCCAGAGTTATCTCAGTTACCTATTATAAACAGAATAAAATATAATAAGTTTACTAAATATAATCCAGCACCATCTCTTACCTTTAGTAATGTAGGTAGAATTACTGATATACAGAAGCAAGATTATATTAGAAGTTGGGAAACACTTATGAATATTAATGATGAATGTAGGGATATGGCTATTAAGTTATTTCTTTACTGCAATTATAAAGGTTTAGGTTTTAGTCCTAATGGATTTAGTCATTTGGCTCCTGTAGCAGTAAAAGAGAATACTGGTAATTATATAAAAACTCTTGAAGATATGTACTTTGAGAAAGCTGATGTAACTACTTTTATAGGTCAATATTTTAGAAATCATTTAGATGATAGAACATTAGTACCAGATATTACTGGGGCATCTTATGTAAGTGAAGTTAATCTTGAAACAGAAAATTTTGATGTTAAAGTTGATTTCAATTCATCTATGGATGATAAAAAAATTGCTAAACCATTTGATGATAAAAGTGCTCTTGAATATTTACCTTATGTTCATATTAATTATAAGGGGGCTGATTTATACTTTGAAAGAGTAAATGAAGCTACAGATTCAATAGCTTCTTATCAAAGAATACAACCTTTAGGAGTAAAGAATCAATATGTAGAATATGATAGTAATGCTAGTGAAGATATGGAATCAGTAGTACCTAAACCACAAGCATATAAAGCTAATCTTAATGATTATGTTAATAATACAGATATTACAGATAATCAAGATATAGCTAATTTTGTTATGGAACAACAACAATCTGCACAAGCAAGTTTACTTGCTATAATTAAACAGAAAGCTGCTGAAAATGGTTATACTGAATCACAACCTATTGATAAACTAGAGCAACTTCCTCCTATAACAGAGGATGAACAAGGAAATAAATTCTGTAATAATGTAATAGTAAGATTATAATATGAGTAAATGTACATTTATACCAACAAATAAAGAGGGGAATATCCCCTCTTTATTTACACAATTAAAAAGTTATTTTGGAAATACTAAACAAGCATTATATTACTGGCAGAGAGTTAAATCTCCAGAGTTTAGTAAAACATTTCCAAATGTTAGATATGATAATGAAGGTAATCCATTAATGGAAGACCTAATGTATAAAGTTGGCTTGGATGGTCTTAAAGATGAGCTTAGCCAGCTAAAAAATTTAAATCAGCATAATAGTCCTGTAGCTAGAAATTATACTAATGTAATGAATTTAGAGGAACAAGCTATATCATTTAATAGAAATAGTCCTTATAGAAGTAAGTTCTTTGCAACAGTAACTAATGTAGATGATAAAGTAAAGTTATCTATAAGACCTATAAGAGAAAATAAAGAAGATATAGCTCATAAGATTGAATTCAATAGTAAGTTAAATAGGAGATTAGAAAGACTATTATCTGACTGGGGTATAGGAGTCGGTGCATTAAGTGAACTTGAAGAAAAGCAAGGAATTAATGGTATAACAGATTTTGATTGTGCAATAACTACTGCTAATGGCTTAAAGACTTTAATTAGAATAGCTAAGGGACAAAGAGGACAAGATGTATTACCAGAAGAGTTTGCACACTTTGCAATAGAAGCAGTAGATACTCCATTAAAAGCTAGAATAACTAATATACTTAGTGATGAGAATATACTTGAGAGAATCTTTGGGGATACATATCAAGATTATATGAATAAGTACAATAATAATCTTGACTTAATGGCTATAGAAGCATTAGGTAAGATTATGGCTGATGTACTTAATGATAAGGAAGTATTTAATCCTAATAAAAGATTATTTGATAGGTATCTTAATCAAGTAAAAGATAAATTTAAAGATAAGAATACTGATGATATTGATAAAATAATTAATGAAGTTAAAGTTCAAGTATATAATTTAGCTAATGATATAGTAAATAACAGATATACTATGAATATCAGTACTAAAGAACATAATACTAAGTTATATAATCTTACCAGTAATGTTAATAAATCAGCTAAAATACTTGAAAAAATTCTTGAACAAGAGCTAAAGAGATTAAAAGTATATGGTGATAAGAAAGATTTTGGTGCTGCTCAGCAAGTATTTATAAATAAATTACAAGCAGATTTACAGAACCATCAAGAGATACAAGGTATTCTTGAATATATGAATAATAGTCTTAGTGTTCTTGGTAATCTTGAAAAGAGAATGGCTAAAATTGGTAGTGGTGAATTATCAAAAGAAGAAGAATTTAAAGCTCTTAGAAATGTAAGGAACTATCTTGATTCATATGGTGTCATTATGAATGATATTAGAAAACAGATGAATAAAGCTTCTAGAGAAGGAGATGATAGCATTAAAGAAAATATTAAGGATATTCTTAATCAGAATGATATTATAATAAAAGACTTATTATCAGATTTCTATGAGATAGCCAAAGATAAGTTTACTGAATTTATAAGACCATTTGTTGGTGATGGTTTAGCTATAACTATTGGTAGAGATAGACATAAGAAAACTTATACTGCAGAAGAATTAGTAACTTCTATGGATGGAGATATTACCTTAGCTGATAGATGGTTAGATTCAATGGCAGATTCTTCTGACCCTATGTTACAGATTTATGACCAAGTTGTAAAGAAGCAAAAAGGGGAAGCTAGACTTGATACTATTGAAATGGCTAAAGAAATTCAAGCTAAAGCCAAAGAACTTGAAGATAGAGGAGTAACTGATACTTCCTTTATGTATGAAAGAGATGAAGATGGTAATCTTACAGGTTATTTTGTACAAAAAATTTGGTGGAGTAAATATAAGAATGCTAAGAATACATTCTTTAAAAAGTTAAAAGAGAAATATGGAGATAATCCTGAAGGCTTTGAAAAGATTGCAAGAGATAATGAAATCAATGAATGGTATAAGGAAAATACCTATAAAGATAAATTTGGTAATAGAAGACCTCTTATAGAAAAATATGCTAATCCTGCTTGGAATAGACTTACAGAAGCACAGAAAGAATATCATAGTTATATGATGGAATTAAAGTCTAAACTTGATGGTGTATTACCTAATTCTTCTAATGTATCTGTAGGTAAAGCTCCCCAGATAAGAAGAGATTTCTTACAGAGATTTACTGGTTCTTCATTATCTAGTCAAGGTAAATACTTCTGGGAGAATATGAAAGATTCTCTTGTAAGAAGAGAAGATGATGTTGAGTATTTTGATAAATCTGTAGTAATGGATTTTGAGGGTAATCAGGTAATGAAGTTACCAATATATTATACTAGGGATTTACAGGATATGAATGACTTATCTCTTGATACTACATCATCTATGATAGCTTATATGGCTATGGTAAATGACTTTAATAGAATGAATGAAGTTATTGATACTCTTGAAGTAGGAAGACTTGTATTAGCAGAAAGAAGAGTTAATCAGACAGAAGGTGATAAAACTAAGACTGAACATTTTAATGTGTTAGGAAGACAGATACATAATGTACTTACTAAGAAAGGAGATTCTACATACTTTATGCAGAAATTAAATACATTTATGGAAATGCAAGTCTATGGTATTACTCATAAAGATGAAGGTTCTTTAAGTAAAATAGATGTAGCTAAAAGTGCAGATTTCTTGAATAGAATGATATCATTAGGTACTACTGCTTTAAGTGTTCTTACTGGTACTGTTAACTTATTACAGAACTTAACTATTGATAGAATTGAAGCTACTAGTGGTAAATTCTTTAATCATTCAGAGTTAATTAAAGCAGAAGCTATATATGCTAAGGAATTACCTGCATTCTTAGGAGAATTTGGTGATAGAATAAAGACTAATAAACTAGCTTTATTCAGTGAATTATTTAATGTTCCTCAGAATTATAAGTCAAGTGTAAGAGATATACAATGGAATAGAAAGACTTGGGCTTCAAGATTATTTAATAGTAATGCTCTTTGGTTTACTACCAGTGCAGGAGACCATTTTGTACAACATAGAGCTGCTATTGCTTTAGCATTAAGATATAAATTAAAGGATAAAAATGGTAATTCTATTGATTTATGGGATGCTTTAGAAGTAGTTCCTATTAATAAAGATAAACCTAAATTAGGTGCTAAGTTACAGATAAAACCAGGTATTACCAAGATGGATGGTAGTGCTTTTACTAGAGACGATATTATTAAATTCAGTAATCAAAATAGAGCAGTTCAGAATATGAATTATGGTATCTACAATGATGAAGATAAAAATGCTTTACAACAAAAAGCAATGGGAAGACTTATAATGTTCTATAGAAACTGGATGAGACCTTTATATCTTAATAGATTTGGTAGAGGTAAATATAATTATGATTTACAGGACTATACTGAAGGTTATTATATGACTATGGGTAGATTTATACATCAATCTATGAAAGACCTTAAACAATCAGAGTTTGATATTATCAGGCAATGGAAACATTTATCTGATATTGAGAAGGGTAATATAAAGAAAGGTCTTACTGAATTAGGTTTCTATTGGTCATTATATGCTATTATTGCTGCATTAGGTGTAGCAGGAGGTGATGATGGTAAACATAAACCTTGGCTTGCAAGAATGTCAAGTTATGCTTTACTTAGATTAAGAACTGATACTGGAGTATTATTACCTAGTCCTTCAATGATTGATGAGGGATTGAAGTTCTTTAAATCTCCATTTGCATCAATATCTTATATAACTAAATTAAGAAATCTATTAAATTTAGTTGACCCATCTGTATATACAACTACTGTTAATAGTGGTATATATAAAGGATATACAGAAGCAGAAAAGATTGGTTTAGATTTATTACCATTCAGAAAACCGATTATTAATTCATTAAATCCAGAGGAACCAGCAAGATGGTATAAATAAAAAATAAGGGAGGAGGTTTACACCTTCTCCCTTTTTTATTTTAGCTTAAACAATTAAGTTCTGATTCTCTTTGCTTTGGTAACATATTGTTCCAATCTGTTTCATTCATATTCATAAGTTTAAGTAAGTCTTTAGTATCATTACTTAATTCATTCCACTTCTTTAATGCTTCAGGATTATCTACTACAATATTACTATCTACATTTCTACTAGTTTGTTCTTCTACATCTGTTCTAGGCTTTATTTCTTCTTTACCCAATGTACCATCAGGAGCTTCCTTATTATAAGTATTGAGTAAACTCATTGCTTTTAATAAATCTTCCTCAGTACTCTGTGGTCCTGTAGGAGTAGTATTATCTACATCATTAATAGGAGTAGCATTAGAATTAGTATTATCTACATCATTAATAGGAGTAGCTGAAATTACAGTTTTAGTATTAGAATTATTTAATATATCTAATACTTGTTTAGTTAATTCTTCTTTAGTATTATTAAAATCAGTATTAATTAAAGTATTCTTTATATATTCTTTATTTGAATCTGTAAGAGTACCTTTTACATTAATAATAATACCATTAGTACCTCTATTATTACCAAACTTCTCTGCATTTCTATAAGATATAATAGTTACTATACTACCATCTTTTATCTTAATTTCATTAAATACAGGAACTGTTTTATCTTTACTCCAAACTCTAGGGTCTTCACTAATGCCTCTCCAACCATCAGTAATATTAATAGTGCCAGTACCAAATTCACCACCTATAAATACATTATTAGTATCATAATTAATTTTAACTTCTGGTTTAACTTCTGGTTTAACTTCTTCTTGAGGTTTAGCATTAACTATACCTGCTTGAATAAATGCAGCTTTATTAGCCTGTATAGTACTAGCCCAAGTATTTTTACTTTCTTCTAATTGTTTATCAGTAAGTAATTCTCTTCTACCATTCATATAAGTAACTTCACCATTAGGAAATACCATATAAGGGGAATAGAAAGTAGTAATTTTCTTGGTAGAATTATTAGTAGATTTAACTTCTTCTATATAAGCTTTAATTTCACTACCATTAATAGTAGTTACTACAGGTAAAGTACTTATATCTACTTTAACTTTCTTAGTAGGACTTAATTCTAATGTTTTAATATTACTTACAGGAATAGTATTAT